CGAACTGGCATTACCAGATAAGCAAGAAGCACCCTCAACTACCATTAGTAGTTGAGAAGACTTGTGTCATCGTAAGACGAGACCACCGACATTGAGTCCAATTCAGTTTGGGCCAAGACATCGAGCATCTCGTCTCGCTGGGGTAAAACCCGGCCTTCCATCTCAATCAAGCTCATTGAGCCTGAGAGATGGGTTACCGGTATGGTAAAGGAAGGGATCACTCCTATTGGGAGCAACCCGTCCAGATCCGTGCGTCGAACGTACAGTCTTCTGATAGCAGCCCATGGCTGCATCAGCGCTACCTGCACCATTGGTGCGGGTACAAGCTCTGCGTTGTTCGCGATATGGATGCGTCGTTGCGCACGCGCAACAGATCTCATACGACCTTCGTATGATTTCTGGGTCTCAGTGAGAACCGACGGACCATTGAACGCCTTTGCGATTACGGCGACTTTCTTCTCAGTGAGATCGAATTTCTCGTAATCTACAAAGTCCTGCGAGATCTTGCCTTGCAGAGATGTCCGTGACACCTCTCCAAAGCGCTCCAGGTCGTCTGCAGCTGCGTCTTCCTCGACCTCGACTTGCGTGTACACACGCACGCCGAGCTCTTGGAGCCGCTTTAGCGCCTTGTCAGTATCGTCTAGGATCACTCCACGTAACTTACGTGAGTCACCTGAACCGTTCGCCATGCGAACAGCGACGTTATCTGAGTTGGTGATACAATAACGCAAGTAGTCTGGCAATGCCAACTCAATTCCGGGGAGGGTCACTAACCCGCGTCCTCCGAATGCTTGCGGTACGTAGCTTCGTGCATCTTTCAAATACTCCGTTGGAAACCAACGGCCTAACCCCAGCTTCTGGAGTAGTAAGAGATTGATGTTGAAGTCGATACCCCAACCTGCCCAGCTCATGCTCTCAGTGAGAGCTTTTGCTTTGCCAGGAAAAGGGTTGGTTTCCTCGAACACGGCACTGCCCACTTTCCGACGGTCGGAGAAGAGGCGCAGCCAAACGTGATCGAGTTTATACTTCGGTTTATCTTCCTTTCGTCCTTGACGAGCGAGCTTTGACAAGGCGCGCAATGCGTACCTTGGTCCTGGCTCAGGCTTGATAATGAAGTCTTGACAATAGTGCGCTCCGTAACGCGAAACGCAATATTTGTCCCAAGAGATCTCCCCTGACCAGTACTGCAGCACCTGTGGTATCTGCTTCAGGTAGGTGACTCTTCCGATCCCGATATGGTCGTCTCCCGCGCACGCATACTGATGCAGTGTACGTCGCGTTTGGCGATAATCGGCAATTGACGGGTTCAAAGTCGTTGTAGAGGCGCGAGCCGCGCGCTCTGCAGCGATGCTGAGTAACGACAGGATCATTTTGGTGAGAGGTTCTCCCATCAGAACGGCTCTGTTCGTCACGTAGCCCCGATAATACGTTCCACTATGGGACACCGACACTGCCGGTCCCGTTTTGTAACGTCTGTAGATGTTCATGTTTCTCGTACCTCCCTTCAATTTGAAGCAAGAGGGTTTCTCGATCAATAATCGAGGCGAGCAAACAAGATCAATCGCATTGTCAAGGTATCCTGTCGCCGGGTGTTCGTCGAATCGACCCGCGAGAAATGCCTTCATCGCTCGTGCCGCAATGTCGTGTTCTAACCAGTCAGTGGCTGCCGTTAGATCTGACGTCGAGATTGCTTCAATCTTACGCCAGGAACTCGCATGCCGTCCAAAGGACGCTTCGAAGTTCCACGCATGGTCCGAGCCTTTCAATCCAGTCCTACATCCCGGAATCGACAGCATCGTTTCCTTGATGAGGTGACTGGCGGGTGATAAGTACAGGTTGATCCAGATCAGTGATTTGGTTGCAATCCTGGCTTTCACTCCAGGTTCCGAGATGGGTACCGGGTCCACTGGAAGCGGTAACCGGCCATTGGCCGTCCATTCTCGGTATTTTACCTCCGACCACAGGAAGAGAAGCATGCCGAATCGGCTGTCAACTCCTGCTCGTAGGTCAAGTATCTTGTCTCCGTCGGCATCTACTAGTGGTAGAGGCTCGCGAAAGGCAGATGCTTCTAAAGGTTCAGATAAGTACGCGGCCTGCCAAATTGGAAGGTCGATGTACTGCGCGGGACATACTTCGTTGCCAATGGCGTCGAAGACCCCGGTCTGCTCCTTACGCTTTCTTTCAATTCGAGATTCGAGATTGATTCGAGCGATCCTATACGACTCTTCTACGTTGCTCATCGGGAATCCCGATGGCAAATACGCAGCCAGTAACGAATGTTCCTGGAACACTTCCGGAAGTTCCGGATGGTAGAGATTGTAGAGGTCCTTCTGAGAGATTCCGTTCGGTATCCTCCCCATGGGAGCATCCTGGATTCTCTTGAGAAGTCTAGCCCGGTGCAGGAACCGGCCGCGAGTGTAGATCTCCATTGGCGATTCTACCTCGGGGCTGGGCCTTTTCCGGCTATATTGAGCAACGGAGCGCTGAACCGTAGCAAGGAATCCTTGCATACGGAAGAGTTCTTCGTCCTCTTTTAGCGCGATTTTGAAGTGGTCGGAGATCTTGGATTCCATGAACTCCTTGAAGTCACCCCATAGTATGGAGAGCTTACCACCCTCTTTTCGCGTATATTCCAAGCACGCAGAATTCGAAAGCGAGAGGTGCGACCGTGTCACATCTTTCGCGTACCGTGATTCACGGTTTTCGAGTCCTACCGTTTGGCAAGCGAGTTCTACTGACGCGAACTGGTCTACGGCGGTCACCCATTGGGTACCGTCTGGTCTAGGTCCTGTCAGTCGATCTTTCAGCTCCACCACTGACGAAAGGCATTCCTTCCTGGAAGGTCCAGGCAAGAACCGCGACTGCGTCAAGTGGGCTACCAACCACAAACGTTCCCTGTTCCCTTTGGGACCAGTTAGAATTGGGACTCCCAATCTAAGCAGAAGTTCTGCGACACGTTTGGCGGTCGGGAACTTGTCGACAATTTCCTCAAGTTGGGCCCGTGGCCGCTCCATGAGCAAGTTGCCGAGAAGTGAGTTCTGAATTGCGGTTGTAAAATTCTTCCACCGTTTACCAAACGTGGAGATGCAACTACATTCATAACAATCCTTGAATAGTAGATGACGGAATCCGTCCCACTCAGGAAGCTGCAATACAGCAAACTTTGTGGCTACCACAAGGGCCGATTGGATGCCCAAGAAGGTGGCTTCTCTCCGTGAGATAAGCCCTCTCTTGAGATCCGACCGTAGCCGTGTACGTCCAGCTTGGTTGAGCCCAATGGGCTTTCCCGAGTTGTCCGTAGACGGTCCGACTGCCTTGGAGAACCACTGCCGTGCAGTGCCTTTTCCCTGAGCAAGCGCAGCCTTGAAGGTAAGAGCAGCGGTGGTCGGTCCATGCCGACCGCGAATGACAACCGGAATCCGGTTTGTACAGACGTTAACCAACTGTTTACCCTTCAGGTAGATTGCCCGCAACCTGTCCTTGACAATGTCAGAGGTCAGGTCGCTTGGTTCTACCTCACCCCAGCTATCCAGCCCGTCAGCGGCGCGGCTGGCCAGTTCGGGGGGAGAATCGAGATTCGCACCGGGTTGTGCGACGAGCATCAGCTCTACTGCGAGTCTCCGCACGAACACGAC